GTCTGAGATAGTAGTTCTAGCTTGAATAAAGGTTGACGTGTATCAGGGTCATATGCGTTAGGCAGGATCATGCTTGATTGCTGATTTACCTGCAGATTACGCATTGCATTCTCGTAAAAATTTCTGATTAATTTCTGATCTGGGGAAGCATCATTAGATAAGTACTGAGGCGGGATGTACAGAATTGGAACGCCCGCCAAGTCCTTACTTACACCATTAGCTTCAATCTCTTCAAGAGCAGTTAGATATCTCCAGGCTAGGTAAGCATCCCGTAAAGGACTCTTACCAAAAGGATCACCTCTATGCCTACCTACTCTGAAAAGAAGCATCTTACTCTTAGGGATGTTGACTTCTTTATCTTTTCTGTTAGCATAACGTCCATAAGGATCATCTACAGTAGCAGAGTTTTGAGTACAACCTAATAGCTCATTACCGTCATCTGAAAAGATGAATTTAGTAATACTTTCTTGACTTCTAATTGGAAGTTTCTTCCAGCCAATCTTTTCATCATTGAAGTTACTACCACTTGAGTAGTTTCTCCTGCGATATACTTTCTCATGCAGGGAGAATCCAAAGATATTCATAGACAGGACATCTTTGATAAAGTCATTCCAGGAATGATCCATATCTTGCATGCACTCTTCAATGAACTTAGCTTGTTCTAGTTCTTCTGCAGTAGGGTTTAAAGGAGGAACTACTTTCCAGTCTGCTTTAGAGATTAAAGCTTCATAAAGAGTAAGTGCTGCGTTTACAGTACTGTGATAAGACATCTGCTTGAAAGTCTTAATACTCTTTGGGAAGTTTAGTTCTTCCTTTAGTTCATCTTTGGTAATCCCGTTGAATACGTTCAAACCAGAATAAGCCATTTCGGATAGTTTAAATCTTTCTAGCTTATCTTCAGGAGCTAGAGCTTTTTCTACTTTTGTTCTTCGTGTAGCCATATGGCTCCTTAGTTAAAGTTTTGTGGTAGTCCCTGAGAGTGTGGGAGGACGGTAGATTGGAAGCCGAATAGTTGTTGAGTTGAAGACTGTAAAACTGGAATAGTAAAATCAGGAAGACTATAATCTTTCGCTAAGTGAAAAAATGTGTCCGAGGTGCCGTCCGCTTGGTCATCAAAAGTCTTGTTATTGAACTCAGTTTGTTCAAGCTCATTCAGGTATTCTTCTGTCCAATCACTTCTTACAACAGATACGAACCCAGCCTCAGCCACCGAAGCAAAGGGTAGGAATCTCTGTAGCTTCCCTTTCTCAGGGCGAGTCAATCTTACGATAAAGCCAAGTTCAGAAAGTCGTCTAGCTAAGTCTTTACAGTAAGCCCCTGCAGTAGCGCCTGGGTCGAGCGGTAGGCTAATTATTACTTCTCTGCCATCAGTCTCTGCTGTATCAAAAATAGCCTTCTCTACTTCGTGTACACGTTTTCTCAGGACTACTACGTTTTCGATAGTATAGTGACTTAGTTTATCCTTTGACATAAGTACACCTGCTGTAGCATCAACAGAAGGACGCGCCTCACTCGGCTCTGAGAATGCCAAATCCCAAGCTCTAACTCGCTTATGTGCAGTTGGATTTGGGTAATCTACAAATTTTATCCAATCTCTTTTAAAGAAGCCAGATTTTTGTTCTTTTACCCAAGCCCCGTAAAGTAGTCGATTACATTCAGTTGCAGGGAGAGCTTTAAGAGTAGCAATATATTCTTTATTAGATTCCAAGCCTATAGGGTTATCCATAATAGACCCTGGAACATAGAGAAAACTCTTAATACCAGATTCTGGACCAGACCCGTGGACAAACTCTGCTTCTTCTAGAGTGTCATACCAGAGTAATGTGTTTTGACTACGGAAGAAATACCGCTTTGTGTAATTGTCTTGTCGGATTGGAATTAGATTATCATCCAGGGAGAACCTAACAAAATCCATTAAGAATGAGTTGGGATCAGGGTTGCAGGTTGCTGTTGCTCTAAGTTGATAATCAACACGAGTAGAGCGTAAACGAGATAGGGCGTAGAATACGTTATCAGCAGAAAGCTGCTGACATTCCAGATTTGTTCAATTATGAGCGTTAATCATAATCCGTTATTAACAGCTATATATCTCTATATAGATCAGACCATATCAAAACCTTCAGAATTCTGTTAAGGTTCCTCCCATTTCACTCTACTTAGAGTTACGTCTTTCGACTGGTCGTTAGGCTTTTATGCTTGTTGCAATTTAGCACGGTAGGTTATCTCACTGAGACTTTCCCCGTTTAAGGAGGTTTCGATTAAGTATTTCTACTTAAAAGGACAAATGTTTATCGAAGCATATTCTACTATACTCTCTACCTTGTAAGTTCATTCTGTCAGCAGGCTTATCCAGGTATGTGAACTGAATTTCTGCGCCTGAAGAAAATACAAGGGTTAAATCTCTACTTTTTACTCTAAGTTTAGGATCGACTTTTGAGTACAGATTAATGGCTGCGTCAAATAATGATCCACTACCTGAAAGTTGTTTAGTTGTTGCGCGAATGACACAGGCTCTTGTGCCTGGGTGACTGATCAGTGGTAGCATACTACCAAGTAAGCAGTATGATTTTCCAGAGAACGCCGCGCCGCCATAGAGCGTAAAGAAAGCATCAGAAAGCAAGAATTGACTCTGGGCTTTTGATGCGGGTGAAAATATTAGTTCAGACAAATTGAGACTCCTTTAAAGATATTTCTTCAAGAAGTTCATCCTTTACATCTAACGAGTAACACTCTGTGTGTCCGTTAAACGTATGATAACTCTCCATGAATTTTGGATCTAGTCTTCTACTTTTGTACTTTTTATGTAGAGACTTTTCAAACAGTAGTGCATCATACCCGTTGTTAAAACCTACTGTGTCAGCTTCATTCCTCTGCTTATCGGTGATTGGTTTGTCTAGTACAACAAGCCCAGCTACTAAATTTGTTAGCAACCCAGAGTTAAAATTCTTGAGTCTATGATACTCATCCATATATCTTCCTTCAAAAGAATTCACTATAAGTAATGGGAAGTGCGGTGAAGAATCACACTTGTCAGTCGGCCAACCTATCCCTTACTAAAATCTTCAACCTTCAATCATCTTCAGACTAAACACAGGCTGATTACCCTGAGGTTGAACTTCCAGTCCTTCGTCCTCCTGGTCTTCACCGTTATAGACATCATTTACAAGCTCTTTATAAGCATCAAGCAAAATAACCGCAGCTTTAAGCCTGCTAGTATCTGCAGCTTGGTCATTCTTCATGATTTTAGCTGCTGTGACAATAGAGTCAGAAAGGTGCGGTTTGATTTTACGAAGTAGAGATAAAAGTTCAGAATCTCTAATCTCTCTTTTAGTTTTTACTTTATCAGGGTCATTCGGTGGACGCCCCTGACGGTTGATCCGAGGGTCATTCTTTTGAAATGCCATATTGTTCTCCTATTAGAATATATCCAGCTTACTTTATACTGGTTAAGACTTTCGTGCTTAAAGTGTAATTACACGAGATATTTACGTTACCTATTCGGACGCCTTTACTGAACGTCAAACAGTCACTAAGGTAGGTGACTTGGTGCGCAAGGTCAGAATCGAACTGACACGCCTTTCGGCAGTGGCTTCTAAGACCACCGTGGCTACCTAGTTACACCACTCGCGCTTTAAAATTCTAAGTCTAGCCTGCTGGATTCGAACCAGCGACGTTTTGCTTCCAAAGCAAATGACTTAACCAGACTAGCCTAAAGCTAGACTTAGAACTCTAAAATATTCCTATCCTTCCGTGGACCTGAGCACTATCGGGCAGGATAGGAATTTAAATTGGCATTCCCCCAAGGACTCGAACCCTGATCGCATGGCACGTCCGGCCAGCATCTTTCCATTAGAACAGAGAAATAATTACAGGTTGCTACTTCCTGCTATAGCATTTGGAGCGGATAGGGAGGATCGAACTCCCGACGAACAGATTGGAAATCTGACACTCTACCTCTGAGCTATATCCGCTTAATCTACATAAACAGCCTGTGTCTTACCTTGAGGATTAGTCAAAATAAACACATCTGCTTCATATTCTTTATCATACACTGCATTGCAGTCTTTGTCAAGGCATTCATTGCAAGTTTCTAGATCAGAAAAAGCATCTTGCTTGTAAGAGCAGTTACAGCTAACGCAGGTTAAAAAGTTAAGTTTTTTCATATTCTTCTTTTGTAATTAGTGCAGGTTACGGTTCCTGCTCAAGGCGGTTCAACTGAAAGGAGGAAAGATCAAATCCCTTGACGATTAACTGAAGTCAGTCTGTATTTATTTTTAGCAAGCAGATGCAGGAATACATAAGTAAACTAGCCTTACTATTAGCTTTATTTTAATAACTTAACTTCAGTTTTACTTGCTGATTATATCATCAGAAATACTAATATTCAAGAGGTTTAATCTACGGAGCAGTATTTAGTTAGGATTTTACTACTTTTAAGGAGTAATCTCTGCTCTAGTCTCTTAGCTACTACTACGTCCTGTACTACTTTTACCTTTTCTACTCCAGACTGATACCAGAACAGCTTATAGGAGTAAACATCAGTAGGATGTACTTGTAGTCTAATCCCACCTTGCAAGTTCTTCAAGGCTTCCTTGAGTTCTTTATATTGCAAGGTAGAAAGAAGTACTAAGTTGTTAGCTCTGAAATTCCAAGGGTCTAAGTCCTTGTGAATTACTTTGCAAGTCTTTAGCATATCAATATTGTGAAATAAAGAATAGCACAACTTACTGAACTTGTACTTTTTCTTCTTTCCATCTTGCATAGCTACTAAGCAGTAACCATCCTCTGCAGGTAAAAGAAGCCTACCTGAACTCTTTAAGGTAATACTTCCAGCTAGTGGGTTATATTCCATTAGTTCTTTAAGCTTCTCTACTTGCATATTACTTTCCTTTTGATTTCTTCTTTGGATTGAATTTTACTTCTGGATCAATGAATTTTACTTCGCTTGGATAATCCTCTAAGGGAGGAAAGACTAAATCTTTAGTTTGTTCTTCTAAAGTATCTTCCTCAGCTAGAGTCTTAGCTTCAAAGTATTCTTCGCGCTTTTCTAGGCGTTCCATGATCTGTTCAGAATCAAGGTAAAGCTCCTTACCGGAGATTACTTCTTGGATTTCAGATTCAGAGAGGAAACCTTCGTAGGCTTCTTTCATTAGATTTTCAGTAACCTTAGCAGTGTGCATGACATGGCTTACGTTATCCGGAGACTTACCATTAAAACCATACCTACTGACGTGGCACAGCATTTCCCCGTAAGGTCCGACCCGAACTTGGTGGCATTTAAGGGCAAAGATGCTTCCTGCACTACTACAATCCCCTACAATGTTAGCGATCACTAACGCATCTGTATTCTCAATTGCATCTAGCAGGCTTACTAGACCTGAATAATGACCGCCTGGGCTGTTAATTTTAAACTCAAACACATCTTCTGGACTGGCTCTGCCCAGAGCATCTACTACATTGTCGTAGTATTCAGGCTGCATAAAAGGCTGGTTTAAATGCACCGTAACATGACTACGAACTTCTTGTCTATAAGAATAACCTAACTTATTAGGAAACATATCTTCGTCATCTTCATCTCGTTCTAGAGTACGGAGGGATAATTTATTTGATTTCATGCTGGTTCCTTTCAGTTTATTGTCCGTGGTTATCAGAATATCCGTAACCATTAACCTTCAATCCAGACAGGACAGCAACAACTCTGTGTACAGAAAAATGCTTGGATTTACCATTCAGTGTAAAAGAAATTCCCCAAGCTTTATTATCACCGTTCTTAACTTCTCTCAGAGTCCCAGCGGGCTTCCCCGGCCATGTTTCTAGCTTTCTACCACCAAAGGAGTACGTGTATTTATTCCAAGCCAAGCCGCTTGGTGATGAGGCATCAAGTCTGAAAACTGAGTCCCAATTGAAATTATCATAGTCAAATTCTGTACTCATTTTTCTTAATCCTTATCTCTTAATTTAAATCTCTTTTCGTCTCTGCTATAAGCTACAATAAACTCGCGCACTGCATTGCTACGAACAATATGATCAGTGGAGTTAAAATCTACCCATCCGAAGTTTTTGCTTAGGTTTTCATTCCGCTCTAGGAAGCCTCGTAGCCACACTAACCCAGAGTCCCCCTTAAGTTCACTTTGGAGTACATCACCAGCCAGTACGAGAGTACTATCTTTGCCCATTCTGGTGCATAATTTGATTACCTCGTCTTTAGTTAAGTCACTTGCTTCCTCGCATAGGAAAAAAGTTCTATCTAAACTTAGACCCTTAACCACCTCTAGTGGTACAAAACTGATATCCCCTGTTGACAAAGCTAATTCAAATGCAGCTAAACCTAGACGATCCTTCATAATTGGTAGTACAGATCCTAACCATACTGCCATTTTGTCTGTCTCAGAGCCTTTAAAGTAACCTAGAGATTGTGAGTTACTAATAGCCGGGCGAGTTAGCATGATCCTATCAATCTTACCGAGTTTGTACCAATCGCAAGCAATGACTGTAGGACAATACGACTTGGAAGAGCCGGGCCAGCCGGTCGCCAGGACCACGGCCTTTTCTTCAATGAGTCTAATATACTCTGCTTGAGTGGGATTCATTGGAACAAGTGGTTTTGATTTAACTGCTTGCTCACGGTCTTGCAAAAACTTCTCTCGGATTACCCGTCCCGGGCCTGCTTGCGCCTTCTCTTTCCGCGTCTTTCGTGCTGGGCTTTGCATATGTACTCCTTTTTATTAGATCAAACTGGCTTCGTCTTGTCTTCCTGTGAACCTGATGAACTTTCATCTCCTTCTTCCTTAGCTGAAGCAGGTTTTTGCTTAGTCTTAGCAGTTTTAGGCTTCTTCATGATAGCGTTATAATGCGAACCTACTTGCTGAGGATAAGCTTGATTGTCTGTAAAGTCAAACTTGAAACCTAGTCCAAAAGCTCGTTCTACATCAATCAGCCAATTATCTAGTCCATAACCTGAAACAATAATTTCATCTTCTGTAATCTGCGTATATGGCATAACTTCCTTTCGTTGTTTTGTTTGTATGTTTTTATTTTAGCATAGATATCCTGTTTGTCAAGTTAATTGTCAAAGGTTGACATCCTCTACTTAGTAGTGTACAATAAAAGCTTCAACACTATGAAAGGAATTATATGCAATTCGTTATGACTATCCCACAAGATCTTCTGCAATCTCAGGAAGTCTCCCCTTCTGGAAAATTACTTTGGATGTTCTGTGAACGCATGCAGTCTTGCACAGGAGATATTGTAAGACTCTCTGCTAAAGAGATTGCCCTACAGATGGGCCTAGAACGAGCTACAATCGTTAAACAGGCCAAGGTGTTAAGTACCCTGGGGTGGATGAATTTAATTGAAGGTAGGGTCTTTAGTAAGCTCCCTGTGTGGCACTATCAAGCAATCATGAAGAAGGAAGTAGAATGACAACACAAATTGAGCTATTAGACGCTCTTCCAGGCTGTGGTAAAACCTATGCCATTACAAAATATATGTCAGAAAATAGAGATAGGCCTTGGCTGTACCTAAGTCCATTGGCCTCTGAAGTCTACCCAGCATATGATGATACGAGTACAGGAGAGCATAAAACAGTAGTAGAAAAAGCTGGTGAGTATGGTTTGCACTTTGTACACCCATCTGATGGCAATGAAGCAAATAAATCTGAACAAGTACTGGATATGCTCCAGGAAGGGCTGGATGTGGCTTGTACACATAATCTAATGCTCAGGTTTACTAAACAGCACATCGAAGCGATTGCTCTGCACAAATATAATGTAGTTTGTGATGAAACACTTGACTTATTATCAGGATACAATATGTCTACGGATGATTACAACTTCTTGAAGAAGCAAGAATTGATTAGTATTAACCCTGAGAATGGAAGAGTTAGTTTTACTGATGTTAAGATGGGGAGTCACGCGAGGTATTCTGACGTTAAGCTTCTGTGTGATCTTGGTTGTCTATTTGCTGCGCCTCGATCAGATCGAATGCTTGTTACACAACTTAGCACTGATCTACTAAAGGAGGCTAATAGGTTTATTTTAATCACCTATAACTACGAAAATAGTTTAATGGACAACTTCCTGAGTTTACATGGTTTTACTTGTAAACGTATTGACTACATTGCGACCAGGATCACTAACAAGGAAGCGAAAGATAGGATTATCGGACTTCTAAATATCCTGGAGCTTCCTTCTGTCTTGACAGCACAGCGAGGCAGTTCAGGTAAGCTGTCCAAAACTTGGTGGAGTAATGCTAGTGCAGAAAGTAAAGATCAGGTTATTTCAGCTATTGGAAGTTGTGCAAGAAAAGTTAAGGCGTTGAAGAAAGAGGATATCATTTTCACTTTACCAAAGGATGTTATCGAGCCACAGAAGAAGACATCTTATAAAATTACAAATAAATTTATCTCTAAAGATTCCTGGTTAGCTTGTAATTGCAGAGCTACGAATGAGTATTCAAAAGCTATCCTTGCTGTACAGGCTTACAATTTATATCCTAATGTAGCTGTTGTGGCATATCTTCAGGATATGGGATGTAAGATTGATCAAGAGAAGTATGCTCTGAATATGCTTATTCAGTGGTTATGGAGAGGTTGTATTCGTAACGGAGAACCTATGAATGTAGCTTTGCTCTCTAAAAGGATGTCCCTTATTTTTAAAGATTGGCTCTGTAAAGTGGATGTCTCTTTTTAAGGCTTGTAGTCACCATGAACTACAAAGGGGTCTGTAAGTCCTTGATTTATAAGGCTTTTTCAGACCTTCCCTTAAAAGAGATTGTAGAAAAAGAGAAGCTTCTTCTGAGGTGTCTTTCAAGCTTAAAATACTGCTTAATTTTTAAGCAGTAAATCCTTTTTGGACAGAACCTTGTCCAAAACGCTTTTTGCTAGTTTTGTAAGTCCTTGATTTATAAGGCTTTTTAGGCACTTTTGAAAAAGGCTCCTTAAGAGAGGAGTCTCGGAAAGTAAAGGGTAGAAATAAGGTCTAAAAGTAGAGATTTTAGGTATACTTTTAAGAGGATATCCTACTCCTGCTTTGCAGGAAGCAAGACCTTTGGTCTTTTTGCACCTCTACTTACTTTATCTGATAGTCTTGGAAGGTTAGTCTCCAGCTTGCGCTGGTTATAGGATAGAAATATCCTTTCAGGATAAGCTGTCCAGGGCTAACAGAGTAATCAGTTAAGGGAGTAATAAAAGAAATATAAGGTGCAAGACTTCTGCGAAGCAGATAAAGGATATCCTCCTAAACCTACGGTTTAAATATTACTCCTTTCTATTCTTTACTTACCTTATACTTACTTTGTTAACCTGGGAAGGTTATTTCAAGTATAATATATTATGTGCAAAGCACAAAGTAGTATATCCTCCGTAACGCAAGCGTTACAAAATATCCTCTTATAATATAATTTTTTATAAATTACCCTAGTGCTAATAATCCTGCATAGGTTATCTCTTCTATAGAAAATATCCATAAGTTAACCTTCTTGGATATAAGCCTCTAGGAGCGATTAAACCTGCAAGGACTACCTTGGGTATATCCAGCTCCAGGTAGAGCATCCTAGAGCGTTCTAGAGCCTTCTAGAGGCATATCTGTGATAAGTTTTATCCTTTAGACTTGTTAGCTCCTTGTTTTGTTGTAGATTTTCTAAGATTTTAGAATTGCTTAAAATTTTAAAGATGGATGGAATATGGTTTTGCCGCACCCGCCTCCCATATAACGTTAAACGTTAATCATTCTAAAATATCCATATAATATATAGCGTTAAATATTGTTCGTTATATGTTATTCGTTGAATGCATAGCGTTATATAGGGTGCGAGTTATGGAAGTTGTTTTCCGTTGCATACGTCCTGCTGGGTTCGATCAATACCCTCTCCCCCCCCCTCTTCCCTATCTCGTCCAGCATTATCCGCAACAAGAAAAAGCCCCTTCAAGGGGGTTATCCTTTGAAGGGGCTTTATACTTTCAGGGGCTAGATCAGGCGATTAAAATTAAGTAGATCAAGGGGCCGAAGCATACTAGAAGGATGCCCCCAGCGATAACCCCTAGAATGAGTACCGATGTAAGTATCTCTCGGTCTGTCATATTGCATTGTATAGGGTTAGTCTTGTTCAAGCGTAAGCCCTTCCGATACCATGCGCTGGGATGGCGATACTCTTGGCTTTAATGTCCTGGCCAGAGCATAGCTTGCAGTCGTTGCAAGTGGTGCGCTGTCCTGCCTCCTTGCTTGCTGGGCAAAGGATCTCGTTATCTAATAGACTGCCCTTCCCTTGTTCGTTCCAGGTCTTGATGGGTATAACTCGGAACGTTCTAAGCCCATTGTTGTGTGCACCCTGCGCTTGCTCTGGTGTATCTGCGCTGAGCATTACCCGGCTGATGTTGGACCCTGGCAAGATCCCGCTGGCGTGCGTGTATCCGGTTGATCCCGTAGCGCCTGCGAGTAGATCGCGCCAAACGCTGCCAGGTACTGCTAGGGGGTCCCCGTACGTGCCGAGCCTGACGTTGTACCCTACTGCCAAGAATAGCCGGGCTTGACGGGTTAGCATCTCGGGATATGATCCCCTTGTGTATGCCTTCCAGACTTGAAGGGGGCCATGATGAAGGGTTACATAACATGAGCGCCCACGGGCAACTCCTGACACCTTCTCAGGTGCTGGGGTGCCTCTGTGCTTACAGTCGCCGCAGATAGAGTAGTCTAAGCCCTCCCTGCTGTTTTCCATCGGTGATTTTCCGTTATCTTGCAGAATGTAAGTCTGGATCATCTGGCCATTCTTGCCTCCTGTCTTGGCGTTTGTGCTGTTCATAATGGCGACGACGATAATCGGTGAGCCGTCGATTTTCGAGGGGCCTTTGTAAATGATATATCCAGGCATGGTTTAATCCTTAATTGTTCTGAAGTCTTGTGTAGGGAGCCAGGAGTCGAACCTTCTAGGGTCATCCCATTTAATCAAAAATAAGGGGTTGCACCCTGGCAGGGTTTGAATAATAACCCCCTTGTTTTTAGTGTATTTACTTTGAATCCTTTGGCCAGTTGCGTTAGTTTCTTGCATTACATAAGCCCCTTTTCTGCCATCGATACCACGTCAAAATCCGCTACGATAAAATGGTCCAGTACCCGAACATCAACAAGTGACAAGGCTGACTTAAGGGTTTGTGTCAAAAGCTCATCAGCGCGTGAGGGTTCCGGGTTTCCCGATGGGTGGTTGTGCGCCAGGATCACGGCGGCCGCGTTTGACAGTAGTGCTTGCTTAACGATCTCGCGCGGATAGACTGAAGTCTGTGTCAATGTGCCGGTGAAGTGCTTCACAGCTTCAATTAGTTGGTGCTGTGCGTTCAAGTAAACCACGGTGAACACTTCCCGCCCAGCTGCGCTATCTGCTGCACAATGCAGACTTGCCCAGGTCTTGACAATTGTAGGGCTACTAAAAACCGTAGATTCTTGCATCAAGGCCTGCGTCATAATTTTGTTAGCTCGTTGCAGGGTCTTGAGTTCTGCTGGGGTGAATTGCTGGAACATAATCTAAACCTTCTAAGGTTAGGGGGGGGGAACAAAAATCTAATTATAGGGCACCCTATGGGATGCCCTAGGGATTAGAGTTTAATCCTTATTTGTAGAATGAAAC